CTATCTGAAAGATGAGCACAAAGAACGCCAGACTCTTGGAGGCGCAAGCATTCAGAATCAAGGCAGTACAAGTGTTCGAGATAGTGTAGCATTTCCAGACCACATAAAACGTGTTCTGGATTTGTATAAGAATTTCTAATGAGTAAGTCAGCACTAGGAAAAATAGCAAAAAGTGTATTAGAAGAAATTCTTACTAAGAATATTGCTAGAGGGCCTCTTGTAGGACAAGACGGTCAAATACTAGCAGTAAGTGTAAGCAGATTTAAAGAAGCTATAAAAGATATCTGGCAAGATGATATTAGTGATGATGAGTTAAACAAGGTATGGAAGCTATGGAGCGCTTATTTAAAAACTCAAATACGTTCTATAGGCAGAGGACTTAATAAAACTCAAAAAAAGAGACGCCTAGAAGAACTAGGGGCTGCTGCTCGATCTAATCCTCCTATAGGAGATGAAAGATACTTTTTTATCGCGAAGTATGAAACAATTAAGAAAGAAAAGAGTGGAAATAGAACTCTTGGTAAGATTATACAAAAAGTACTTGGACCTAGAGCTACTGGAGATAAACTAAAAAGAATCGGTGGTAAAGATTATGGAGACGATGGAGGTTTAGCAGGTGTTCAGTTAGGCCACGAAGAAGGGGGAAGGGGCTATGCAGCTTCAAGCGTAAAAGCAGCCTTTGCAAAACAAAAATTAAGTAAAAGTAAAGCTCAAGGAGTTGAAAAACTACAAAAATTTATAGCAGATTATGAAAATCAACTAAGTATTACTCTAGATCATACTCAAATTGTAGATAATAAAGGTAATCTTAGAAAAGACTATGTTCCTATACTTACATGGCAAAAAGCTGTAGATAACCAAACTTTTAAAGATGCAGAAGAAGCAGCAATAAATGAGCTACAAAACCAATTTAAAGATTTTGTAAATTTAGAAGGATCTCCTTCATTAAAACAAGCAGTAGAACAAACTTTACTATACAATCTTGCAGGAAAGCCTTTTAAAGGAAAAACAGTTACTGGAGTAAAAAAGAAAAAAGTAACTTCAACAGGAAAAGGAACTGCAAAAAAGAAATATAAACAAAAAAGTAAAGAAACAGTAATTAGAGGAAACGAGATAGGAAAAGTTGGGTCTCTTAAAAGCAAAAGCAGGGGTTCAACAGATTTATTTTCTATTGCGAATTTAATAAACACAAAACTTCCTCAAACTATTAGAAAGAACATGGGTGCTCCAGCACTTGAAAACCGTTCAGGAAGATTTGCAGGCAGTGCTAAAATCACAGATGTAATGCCTACAAAAAGAGGGTTTCCAAGCTTTGGATACGTATATGAAGAATATCCTTATAGAATTTTTGAAGTAGGATCTGGAAGAACTCCTTGGGCAAATAGAGATAGAGACCCAAGAAACTTAATTGATAAATCTATAAGAGAAATAGCGGCTAATTTAGCAATAGGAAGATTTTACACTAGGAGAAATTAATGGCAGTCAGAGATTATACTACACGACGTCAGTCCATTACAAATGCACTCGTAGATGTATTAAAGAAAATAAACGGAACTGGAGAATATTTATCGGACGTTGGAGACAATGTAAGCCCACGACTTAAGTTTTGGGACGAGATAGAAGAATTTCCAGCTATACATTTGAACGCCTCTGGAGAAACAAGATTGTACCAAGGAGGCGGATACAAGGATAGATTTTTAAATGTAACAGTTCGCTGTTATGTAAACGAAGAAGATGCAGTAGATGCGTTAGATAAGCTTTTAGAAGATGTAGAAGTAGCTTTAGAAGAAAATCAAAGACTACGATATGTTGATCGAAGAGGAGCAGCGCAGTATACTCACCAGAACACTATAGTTAGTATAGATACTGACGAAGGTGTATTAGAACCTTTAGGCGTTGGCGAAATAGTCGTAGAGGTTCGATACTAGAAAATACTGGCAGGAACAGACGTTCACGACCAAGTCTTTTCAAGATACATAGGAGAAAACTATGGCACAACATTTATATTTTGCGAGAGACACGAAACTCTATATTGAGTTTGATAGTGTCGTTTGGGAAATTCCTGTACTCGATGGGTTCAGTTTTTCTCAATCAACAAATGCTACTGAAATCACGCTCGCAGAAATGGAAAACAGCGCGGGAGTAAGCCGTAGGGGTCGTAGAGCATTTAATGATTCATTGGCACCTGCAGAGTGGTCTTTCTCCACTTATGTGCGTCCTTTCATTTCAGCAGGTTCAGGTGCTGGTGCTGCAGACGGTGCTGCAGAGCATCATGCGGTTGAAGAAGTTCTTTGGGCTTTAATGGCAGGGGCAGATAATTATGATCAGAGCACTTATGACTTTGATAGGAATGGGACAAATGTAATTACTCCAAGTAGTTCTAACTCTACTATTAACTTTGAGCAGTCTAACAAGTCAACTCTTGGCACAGCGAATCTGTATTTTGTACTAGGTTCCTCAAATCGTCAGACTTATAAGATAAGCTCTGCCGTTGTTAATGAAGCATCCATTGACTTCGATATTGATGGTATTGCTACAATTAACTGGTCTGGATTTGGTTCTGAAGTTATAGATATGTGGGGCTCAACGAGGGAAAGTACAGATGAGCCTGATAATGGCGATACTACTAATGATGGTTCTACTATAGCAGTGGGAGATATTTGGTTAGATACAAATAATAGCTATAAACTTGCAGTTATGACTAATGTAGCGCCAGCTGGTACAGAAGCTTCTACTCCTGTAATTTACGAAGATGTAACTGCGACGGATAACTTTATTCGTAATCGTTTGACTGTTGCTACTATTAAACCTAATTCTCAAGACCCTGATTCTGATGGTACCAATGAATTAGCCCCTACATCTACAGGATACGATTTAACTCTGACTGGTGGGAACATTACTGTTTCAAATAATATTACTTACATTATACCAGAAGAACTTGGTACTGTAAATACTCCATTTGCCCATGTAACAGGCACTCGTTCTGTTAGTGGTAACTTTACTTGTTATCTCCAGAGATTTGATGGTACAGATGGTAAGGGTATGAATAGTGGTGACACTAGCACACCTGCTGATGATTCTGCTAACTTCTTTGAAGACTTTGCAGCGATTGACAATGTAATTACAAACTCTTTTGCAATCGTATTTAAGATTGGTGGAACATCGGGTACTCCTCGTTTAGAGATGAATTGTCCAACTACACACGTTGAAATTCCTGCACACTCTATCGAAGATGTAATTACTGTTGAAACCAACTTCCAGGCGCTTCCATCAACCATCTCTGAGACTGATGAACTTGACCTGACATACGTTGGAGCATAAGATACTAAAAAATAATTCTTGACTTTTTTGGTCATATGAATTATACTATAGAGTATGAAAATCAAAGTAGGGAGGTTTTTACCTCCCTGCTCTTTTAATAATAATAAAGGATTTATAAATGAGCGATACCCCAGTTTCCCTAGCGAGTCTAATGACTCCAAGTAAAACAGTGACAATAGACTTTCCAGGTTATAAAGGTTTTACTGTAGATTTAACTTATTTAGCAAGAGAAGAACTACTTAAACTTCGTAAAAAGTGTTTAAGTACAAAATTTAATAAGAAAACTCATACTCCAGAAGAAGTTTTAGATGATGAGAAATTTCTTACTTATTACACCGAAGCAGTTATAAAAGGGTGGAAAGGGCTGAAGTACAAATACCTAGAAGAGTTTCTTTTGGTGGATATTTCTAACCTTGACCCTGAAGGCGAATTAGAGTACACTCAAGATAACGCAGAAACCATGATGAAAAACTCAACTGGCTTTGATACTTGGGTTACTGAAACAGCAGGTGATTTAGAAAATTTTACTGGGAGCAAGTAGCTGAGATTGAAAAGCTGCTTGCTAGATTCGTAAAAGAGCAAACTTCCTCTTTTGATGTAAAAACATATTTACGTATTGTTGAGCAGCTAGGCGAAGAACCAGATCCACGAAAGATGCCGCTTTCTCATTCGGATTTTCCGTCTGAGGTACAAGTGGCATTTTTTATGTTCAGCTTACTATCAGATGTCTGGGATGGAATGTCTGGAATGTACATGGGAAAGGATTGGTCTTCTGCAAACTTTATATTTAAAACTTATGAAATCGAAGATAAAAGAGAAGTTTTATATTTTATGAAACTTTACGAAAAAGAATTAATGTCTCAAAGAGCAGAAGAGGCAGAACGAAAGAGAAAGGAAGAAGAGCGCAAATCTAAACAAAGCAGCGGTAAGCAGTATACCCATAATGTAAAAGGCTAATGGCAAAAAACGAAGTAAAACTTAAAGTACGAGTTACGGAAGACGGTAACTTAGAAGTTATTGGTAAAAAAGCTAAAAAAGCTGCCAAGGGTATTGATGATGTAGGCAGGTCAAGCCAAACTGCTGATCGTAATTTGAAAGGAGCTGCAGGAGCTTCTTCAAATACAACCAAAAACTTTTCTAAAATGGCACAAGGCATTACTGGAGGCCTTGTTCCTGCATATGCAACTCTTGCAGCAAACGTTTTTGCAATTAGTGCTGCATTTAACTTTTTTAAGAATACCTCTGATTTATCAAACTTAATTGAAGGACAAATTCAATATGGTAATTCCACCGGTCTTGCTTTAAAAACAGTAACGCAAGGACTCCGAGAAGCCAGTGGAGGAATGCTAGGATTTAAAGAAGCCGCCCAGGCAGCTGCTATTGGTGTAGCAAAAGGCTTTAGCCCTGCTCAGATGGAAGAACTTGCAGTAGGAGCAAGAAAAGTATCTCAAGCATTAGGCAGAAATTTTGAAGATTCTTTTGATCGTCTAGTAAGAGGTATTTCAAAAGCAGAGCCCGAACTCTTAGATGAATTAGGTATTACTCTTCGATTAGAAACAGCAACAGAAAACTATGCTGCTGCAATTGGTAAAACTGCAAACAGCCTAACGGCTGCGGAAAGGAGCCAAGCAGTATTTATAGAAACTCAGCGCCAATTACAGAGTCAATTTAAAGATTTTGAAGGAACTACAAACCCCTTTGTAGAGCTTGGAAAAACTTTTGAAGATATTGTTAATGCTGTAACTCAATTTCTTGCTCCCGTTTTTGAAAAAGTAGCTAAAATAATAAATGAAAACGGTGTCGTAGCCATAGCCTTTTTTGGTACTATAGCTGCAGGTATAATTAAATCAATGCCTTTTGTAGACCAGTTAAAAGAAGGGATGCAAAACTTTGCAGATAAACAGCATACCGCTCTTGAACAAGCAAAAGCGGATTTAGACGCTTATAAGAAAAAAGTAGAAAGCACAAAAAGTGCTTTAATGAAAACCCAAGCTAAAGGAGCCTCCGGAGTTCAACGAGGTGCTCAAGGCTTGGTAGAAGCAGGTTCTTCTTCCCCTGTATTACAAAGAGCCGCTGAAGGTACTATGACAGGAAGAGATAGAGCAAACTTAAAGAAAGCTTTAGCAGCTGCAGAAGTAGAATATAGAAGACACGGAAAAATTACAAAAGGAATATTTAAAGGCGTAAGTATTGAGATTGTAAGAGATATGAACAGGTCATTTAATAAAATGACAACAAGCAGCGCCTCTTTTGCTTCTAAAGTAAAAAATCTAGTTCCAAGATCTATTTCTTTTGTTAATGTGCAGATGAAAAAGATGGGTGTTTTTGGCGTTAAAGCTTTCAACGCATTAGGCGGTGCTGCGCAAAAAGCAGGAAAAGCAATGAATGCTGCTATGAAAGCAACTGTAATACTTGGTATTGTTCAAATGGTTTATGATATGTTTATGTCAGTACTAAATGCTCCTGCTACATTGATGAAAAATATTGATAAGCTTATAAGTGGAATTTGGAATGGATTTAAAGGACTAGTTAACCTAGTTATAGGCTCTATTAATTATGTTATAGAGCAGATGAATAGAATACCTGGAGTAGATATAGAAACATTAGGGTTATTAGAGACTAATACTCAATTACGGCTTTTACAGGATACAGACCTTTATGAGTGGGCTACAGGGTTTGAAGCAGCTAGACAAGTAGTCTTAAAATTTAAGGATTCTTTAAAAGATGCAAAAGACGCTGCTCAAGATTCTAAAAAAGAACTTCGTGGAATCTTATCTGGTATACGAGACAGGGAGTTTACGGGAGATTTAACAAAAGCAGGGCTGCAAAGAGCAACAGCAGTTGGCAGTCTTGGAATTTCAGGAACTCTCGAAGGTTTATTAGATGATGATTTTGACGCAGGGCAAAAGAAAGAAATTATTGACGAATATATAAAAGAGCTAGGCCCTTCACTTGCTGAGCTGTCTCCTAGACTACTTAGCTATGTAAGAGAGGGGAATTTAAAAGCAATTAGAGAGTTGGAAGCACAGTCTCTATCTTGGACTGCAGGAGTAAATGACCTAAAAGAAGGAATAAGAGAACTGCCCACACAAATCTCTGCAGACAACCTATTAGGAGCAGAAATTTACTTAAAAAACTTAAATGATTTAGCAGAGCAAAATGATGTCTTAGCTGTAAAACTAGGTGAAACAGCTATGTCAAAATATGAGTTTGATCAGGTATTTAAGGATGTAGGCGGAACAGCAGGCTTTTTAGAACAATTAACAAGTTTAAGAATGGCAATTGATACTAACCGAACAGAGCTTAATCAGTTAAATATGGAAAAAGCTAAATTAGGGATGCTTCCACCTAATTTAAGGCAAGAGTTTGAGAGAAGATTAGATCTCGAGATACAAGCAAATAACTTAGAAAAAATGAGATATGATCTACAGTCTAGAAATCGACAACTAAATCTTGCAAGGGGCACAGAACAAGAAATAGTTATACAGCAAGGAATAGACAAACTACAAGAACAGATTGCACTAGAAGAAACTAAATATGACCAAAATTTAAAACAGTTCTCAAATATTGCAGAAATAGGAATGACTGTAGGGAATACTTTAGAGTCTAGTTTAAATCAGGCATTTACAGGAATTATTCAAGGAACTACAAGTTTAAAAGAGGCTTTTAAAAATTTAGCTAAAAATGTTCTTCAAAGTTTAGCCCAAGTAATTGCTAAGTTATTAGTAACTAAAATCCTAATGTCAACTCTAGGGGGCACCACTTTTGGAAACTTTCTTGGAATTCCTACCTCGCCTGTCACAGCCGCAAAAGGTGGGGTATTTTCTGAAGGTAAAAAAATGTATGCAACTGGAGGAATTGCAAAAGGTCCAAGAGCTGGATATCCTGCTGTATTGCATGGTACCGAAGCAGTAGTTCCTTTACCTGATGGAAAATCGATTCCTGTTTCTATGAGTGGAGCAGGAGGACAGCAAAATAATGTTACTGTAAATGTTGCAATAGACGGCCAAGGACGAGCTTCTTCAAATACACAACAAGACTCAGCACAGGCAGGAAATCTTGGAAATATTATTGCAAAAGCAGTTCAACAAGAACTTCAAAATCAGAAACGTTCAGGCGGAATACTGAATCCGTATGGAGTAGCATAATGGCAATAGGATTTACAACTTCATCAACTTATGGAAATAGAGATATTGTCCCTGACAAAGGGTTGGGCAGGCAATCTAAGCCTCGCGTTCGTGCTGTAAAATTTGGAGATGGATACGAGCAGAGAATTGCAGATGGTATTAATCCAATTGAAGAAACGTTTTCATTAAGTTTTAATAATCGTACGGCTGCAGAAATTGATGATATTATAGGATATTTAACATCTCTTGGAGGAGTAAGCTCTTTTGATTTTACTTTTCCAGATAATAGAGGGGTTGGAGGGGAAACTACTATAAAAGTGGTTTGTGATACTTATGGTCAAACATATACAAATGATGGGTATCCTTCTGCAACAGCAACTTTTAGAAGAGTGTATGAAGCATGACCGATTTAATAGATGTAGTACAGAAACAAGAGCCAGGGAGTGAGTTAGTAGAGTTATTTGAAATTACTTTGCCTAACGGAACAATTTTATATCTTCATCCTGGCTTTGATACTACTAATGCTACAGGTGACATTTCTTTTCGTGAAAAAACAGCTCCTTATGCCTCTCAAGACTATGAAGCTTTTCCTATAGAAATGTCTGGCGTAGAATTTGTAGCAGATGGCGCACAAAATAGACCAACATTAGCAGTTGCTAATGTTACTTCCGCCTTTTCAGATCAACTAGGAAGTAATATTTCTAATGATGATTTAATTGGGCAACCCGTTACAAAAAGAACAACTTTAAAAAAATACTTAGTAGGAGAATCTCATGACACGGGTACTTCAGGGCCTCCGATTGAGTTTCCCACACAAAAGTACATAATTGATAGGATTACAGCAGAAAGTTCTTTATCTTTAACTTTTGAATTAGCTTCTCCATTTGATTTATCTGGTATTAAGCTGCCTAATAGAAATATTTTGGGGCGGTATTGCTCTTGGGAGTATCAAGGAAATGATTTAAATTCAAGAGGAGGATGCTTATGGAGTAAAGATAGCTTAGTTGTTAGAGGTATATCCGGAACTCAAGTTTGTGCAAGTTATAAAGCATATTTTACTTCGGAAGATATTCCTATTGTTCCTGAAGTTATTTTTACTACAACTACTGCATGGCAGACTTCCCATGCCTATTTAATAGGGGATTTAATCAAAAGGAATAACATAGTATGGGTAGCGATTGAAGACCATACTTCAAACTCATCAAGCACAGGCTTCAATACGGATTACAATACCAATGGCTACTGGACTCAATATGCTTATCTTTCTTGGGCAACTTCTACTTCTTATGCTGAAAATGCTTATGTAAAAAATGGAAGCAACTACTATCGATGTAATACTACTCATACTTCTGATGCTGCTTCGTTTTCTGCTGACTCGGCAAAGTGGG